TACCAGCAAAACCCCACTTCTGAGGAAGGGGCGCTGGTAAAAAGAGATTGGTGGCAGATATGGGATAAGGAAAGCCCGCCACAATGTGAGTTTGTTATCCAGTCTTGGGATACGGCTTTTCTTAAAACTCAAAGATCAGACTATTCTGCCTGTACTACATGGGGAGTTTTCTATATTCCCAATGAAGATGGCGAGACAACTGCCAACATTATTCTTTTAGATGCCTACAAAGAACGGTTAGAATTTCCAGAACTTAAAAAAGTGGCTCATAAAATGTATCTTGAGACCCAACCCGATGCGTTTATCGTGGAAGGGAAGGCAACAGGAATGCCGTTGATCTTTGAATTGAGGGCAATGGGTATTCCGGTATCAGAATTTACCCCTTCACGAGGAAATGATAAGGTGGCGAGAGTCAATTCAGTGGCTGATTTATTTGCCTCTGGAATGGTATGGTGTCCTGAAACCCGCTTTGCTGAAGAAGTGATGGATGAGTTTGCTGCTTTCCCCGTGGGTGAACACGATGACTTGGTAGATTCTTCTACACAAGCGTTAATTAGATTTAGAAAAGGGGGCTTTATCAGGCTTTCCTCTGATGAACCCGAAGAGGTTCATATGCCTAGAACGGCAGATTATTACTAAGTTTACGGGAGTGTAATAGTGGTGCAATTCCACGGGTTAATCTATCGGAACCCTGCAAGTAGCCGCTCCCACCCACTAACAGGATCACACTATGACTGACGAAGAGTATGAGAAGTTTATTAAAGATTTTAATAAAACCATGCTTAGCGGCGGTGACTTAGAAGCTAAAACCACCGAACTTGGCAATGGTGTGGCGGCAACGGTTTATCAGCGTAAAGATGCCGATCCAAAGTTAAGAGTAAAAAGGAAACACGATGGATAACGAAGAGCATTTTAAAAAACAAGTAACTACACGCATTAGCCCTGCCGACATTGATTACTTGCAAGATACGATTGCTTTCCAGAAACATTATAAACGGCAATTGCGGCTTGGGAATGATTGCAAAAACTTAAACCCCTATTTCACCGATGAGGTGGAAGAAAGAATAGACGAAATAGCGTTGCGTCTTAAAGATCAATCCGACAATACACCCATGATTGATATGGCCGACCTAGAAAGAGCGGCTCGTGAACGGCTTGAAGCAGATAAAAGGAAACACTAGCCAATGCATGAAGCTCCAGAAACCTACAAGCATGACGACTTACTAGACGTTAACGAAATACCTCATAACTATAAAGACTTAAAGGGTGCGCTAACTGTATCCGAGAAAAGCAGGACACGGATGCGGCATATACTGCCTTATGGTATAGAAATCCATGATGGCAAAGAATATTTAAAAAACCGCAATCATGAAATCATGGCATCAAGAAAAGCTGTTTCTAAAGAATCAGGTTGTTTTTTTGATGATGGTTGCCCTCCGTGGCGAAATTTAAGTGTAAATTCTGACTCACGCCTGCGCTGCGAGGCTGTATTGGCGGCTTGGGTATTAGACAAACCGTTAGACTCTTATTTAAACCCCTAACCCATTGAGGTGAGATATGCCCAGTAAATTTAATAGTACTGGAAGAAGGCCCGGTAAGGCAGTTAAGAAGCCTTATAGACAGGGCGGAGTAGCACGTTATCAAGTTGGGGGCGGTATAGCCGACCCCAGACTGGAACCACGGATAGACCCAAGAATGGACCCAAGATTAATGCAGCAGCAAGTAGCGAGAGCGCCTACTGTAACTGCGCGTCAGAATAGACTTGGATCAAATTCTGCGTTTGCAGGTAGGCAGGGACAGCAGCTAATGCCGGGGCCGGGAGTGATGGACCCTAGCCAAGCAATGTTACAACAGCAAAGGCAGAGAGCAGCGGCTATGGCTATGCAAGCTAGAGGCCCAACTTTTGCCATGCCACGACCCGGCGAGCCTCCACGGACTTTACAGCCTTTACCTGATCCGGTTCAAAGACCGACGGCTCGTAATAGGGTCGGGTATCCAGCGGGCAGTCGCTATGCCCCTGATCAAACAGGAACTCCATTACCACAGCAATGGGGGACAGCACCATCTCAGATGCCCTCACAGCAAATACCACAGCAAATACCACAGCAAATACCACAGCAACAAATGAATTCCCCGCAAGCGTTGGCTGGAATGTTAACGCCAAGCCAGATACCGACTAGACAACGGGGTTTTTCTCCTTTTCAATTTCCTCATCAACAAGCACCAGTAAGCCCACAACAAATGCCACAACCACCAGCCTTTGGAGGAGCAGCGCCTCAGCGTCAATCGGCTCCAAACCCTTGGTTTCCTACTACTCAAAGACCCGGTTTTTTAGAAGCCCCTTTGGTCCCTTTTAGAAGAGGTGGTTATGTTAACCTTAAAACAGGCGGAAGAGTTCCCCGCAAGAAAGGAGTCAAATTGATATGAGCAAAAGACGAAACCTTCGTGACGAAGAAGCCAGAGTTATTGGTGTCCAAGATAATGCAGCCCAAGAAATGCGTAGAGTGAAAGCTCGCCGTCCTCATGATGCTGCTGAGCGCAGAGACAAGAAAAGCCAAGAATCTCGTGTTGGCTCTCGTGAGCGTAATGCCCGCGATGAAATGCGTAGACTTAGAGGCGAAGCAGTCGGTATGGGAATGAAGACTGGCGGAAAAACGCCCAAGCCCAGCACTCAAAGACAGTCTAATATGTTGATTCCTCAGCATAAGAGAATGGCAATGGGACAGAATGTTTTGTTAGCAAAGGGCGGAAGAGCGGCTTCTACAACGGCTGTCAACATTCCTGATGGCGCTCCCAAGACTAAGACTATAAAAGCTCGTGGCATGGGCGCTGCAACTAGAGGCGGAAACTTTAGGACTAATACTTAGTGGCTATTGAAAAAGCGTTTTACACAAATGGAGCAACGCCACCTGCCGATGAATTAGTCATTGAGGTGGAAAATCCTGACTCTATTTCTGTGTCTACAGATGACATGGAATTTGAAATGGATTTTGATCAGGAAACTGACACTCCGGGCCATTACGACAACCTTGTAGATTTTATGGATGAGTCTGAGCTGGATCGGCTTGGCAGTGAATTAGTGCATCTCTATGACGGAGATAAGGAAAGCCGTCATGACTGGGAAGAGTCCTATATCAAAGGACTCGACCTGATGGGATTCAAGTTTGAAAACAGAACATTGCCTTGGAATGGCGCTTGTGGAGTTTTTCATCCTTTGCTGGCTGAGGCGGTGGTAAGGTTTCAATCTCAAACGATTATGGAAATTTTCCCTGCTACTGGGCCTGCAAAAACCACTATTGTTGGAGAAATAACAGACGAAAAAGCCAAACAAGCAGAACGAGTGCAAGCTTATCTTAACTACTTGATGACCGATAAGATGAGTGAGTATCGAACAGAAACAGAAAAGTTATTATTTTCTTTGCCCATAGCTGGGTCTGCTTTTAGAAAAGTTTATTTTGACCAGACCTTGGGCCGTCCTTGTTCCATGTTTGTTCCGGCGGAAGACTTTGTAGTGAATTATGGTGCTTCTGATCTGGAAACAGCAGAGCGCTGTACTCATGTAATGAAGGTAGAGTCTAACGAAGTCTTAAAATTACAACAAAGCGGCTGGTATGCAGATATTGAATTGCCAGCTCCAGCGCCAGATACCACTGAAATTGCTGCCAAATACAATAAACTTACGGGTTCTAACCCAAATTATGAGGTAGATCAGCGTCATACTCTTTTAGAGATGATGGTTAATGTAGACCTGCCGGGGTTTGAAGACCTAGAAGATAGCGAACCCACCCATATTGGGCTTCCCTATATCATTACTATTGATAAATCGTCCAATATCATTCTTTCCATTCGGAGAAATTGGAAAGAAGAAGATGAATTAAAGTTAAAGCGTCAACATTTTGTCCATTATCAGTATTTACCGGGGCTGGGATTCTACGGATTTGGCCTAGTTACCATGATTGGCGGCTTAACTAAGTCAGCAACGTCATTATTGCGTCAACTAATTGACGCTGGCACTCTTGCTAACCTTCCGGGCGGCTTAAAAACGCGAGGATTGCGTATTAAGGGAGATAGTTCTCCAATTATGCCGGGAGAGTTCCGTGATGTAGACGTTCCGGGCGGAGTTATTAAAGATAATATCTCATTTTTACCCTATAAAGAGCCGTCTGCCGTACTTCACACCATGTTGCAAGAAATTGTGGAGGATGGTCGGAGATTTGCCTCTGCTGGTGACGTAAAAGCGTCTGATATCAATGGCGAAGCGCCAGTTGGCACGACTTTGGCTCTTTTAGAGCGCGAAATGAAGGTTATTAGCGCGGTTCAAGCGCGTGTTCATGCGGCAATGAAGAGAGAGCTTAGAATTCTCTCGGATATCGTAGCTGAAGACGGGCCGGACCAATACCCCTACGGAAGCAAGGGGAACGAGATTACCCGTGAGGATTTTGATGATCGAGTAGACATTATTCCTGTTAGTGATCCAAACGCAGGCACAATGGCTCAAAGAATTATGCAATACCAAGCTGCTTTGCAGTTGGCGCAGCAAGCGCCGCAAATGTACAACCTGCCGTTATTGCATAGGCAGATGTTGGAAGTGCTTGGAATTAGAGATGCAGACAAGATCATACCAAATGAAGATGACATGAAGCCTACCGACCCAGTTTCAGAAAATATGAATGTTATTATTGGCGACCCAGTCAAAGCGTTTATGTATCAGGACCATGAGGCACATATTGCTATTC